AAGGCGCTCAGCAGGCTGAGGTTCATGTCCCATGGGGCGACACTACGTCCTCATCTCCACACTCATTTTCAGATTCGTTTTACGGGGGAACCCCTGGCGTTTATCACCGCCGGTTCTCGCACCGAATCGTCCACTCATTTTGGGTACCTGTTCCAGATTAACTCTCGAACGGCCGCGTCTGTTCAATACCAGCGCAGAACTAAATCGCACTTCAGTATTGACAGCCGGCAACAACGAGTTAACCGGGTCACCCCGTGATTCACACCCTCAACTGGCAAAGGGATTACTGATACTAGATCATACCTTTTTTAATCAGGGTCTAGGTCCGAAGTCCTAATAACCGCCAGGAGCCTAGGGCTCAGAAGGAGGTAGCAACACGGGCGTTTCAGACAGAAGCACTGAAACAGGTGCACACTTGCGTCCCCGGAGGGAGAGTCGAACTCTCCTTGACACCTTACGGTGCTCCATGTGCTTAACGTAACAAGGGCCGATACGGGGTTGACCGGTCTAACAGAGACCAGGTCCTTGACCCCCTTCGAAACTTTCCATAAGTAGGGCGTGCTTCATTACGCCTCCGCGGCGCGGATCAAGTCCCGCCACCGTTATGAAAACAGTAAATACAGACTGTCTCGTGAGCCTTCCCGAGGGAAGAGCGCACACAGTCACAGGGTATCCTGTCTTCATCGTCAAAAACGGGCAACTGGGTCTCTTCGTACGAAGGGAGCGGAAAATCATCAAAGTAACCTAAGTCTTGTGAAACCAAGACCTGATTGGATACGATGACCGTCTTCTCTCTCTTCGGACGTACGAAGAAACGCCTACGCCACTGCCCCCTCGATACAACCTCTGTACCTGTACCACTCAAGAAGTAGTGGAGATTTAAAACCTTATAGAAATCAGGCTCCGGCTTAGACCGAACCTGACTAAGACCTATAAGGTAGCGAATAACTGCCCGAACCCGTAAGGATTCGAAGCAAGTTGCCCACTTCCAAGACACCATCTCTTGATTGTTCAGTTCACGCACGGCCTCTGGCACGTCCTCTTCCGGCACCTTCGTAAACTTATCCGAAGATAAGACTACATTGTGTCCCACGGGAAGAGGCAGAGGAGGAACTGTACACAGGTCAACAAGAAAAGAGTACTTCTGACCTAAACGGTATGCTAACGAGCCGAAGAAGCCAAGCTCAGGCAATGTCATACGACACTGCTTCATGGCCTTGATGTGAAAATCGAAAAACACACGCGCTGCGCGCCATTTCACACCAGATTCCTGCCCGTCAACAAACTCATAAAAGGTTTTCCCGATACCGGCGATAAACTGTCGAGGACGTAACATCCCAAACCGAAGTGTCTTCACACAGAAGAGCAGGCCTTCCGAATTCCACCTATACAAGGTGGAATTCAGAGAGCCGAACTCTTCAGACACCGAAGTTTTCGTCACCTCGACCTCCAGACCGACCTCACCGACAACTTTAATCCAAGTCTGAGCAAAAGACTCGGAACCCTGGAAAAGTATGTCATCACCATTGATCTGAAGCGGAGATCGCTCTCTGCTACCAATGACGTGATGAGCCCAGCGAAAGGCAAGAAAGTTCTGTAGGCAGAGTAATGGGAAGCTAAGAAAGCTACCCATCATCTGACCTACACTAGGAACAAACTCTATACCTTCCGAAAGCTGAAACAAGCTGGGCCGGAGTATACGCATGGCGTATTTCTTTATGAAATCCGGAACTGAGACGGAAGTCTCAAGTATTACGCGCATGCATTCCTCCGCAACCTCCAAAGGCAAGTTGTCGGTCGCAGACCGATAATCACCGGAAACCAGTACCCCTTGGCCGCGTCTAAAACCCGCCTTTTCCAAACTCTCCTTCGTAGGTGTGCCACGACACAACCATCCCTTACGGGAAAGATGATCGTACAAAGCACCATGAAGCGGTCGCAACAGCAACGCTTCAGAAGAGAATTTAGAAAGAGGACGGGGTTTTCCGGCTGACTGTACCACAATAGCCTCGGCTTCCACGGAAGGTTCGTAGTCATCAGGCACTTCTCCTAGGAGAACTGCATTTAAAAAGATGAACTGCTCACCAGCCAGGTCGCCAAGGCTACCACCTGAACCCCTACCGGTTTCGGCCGTGGCCGATAACGGAGGTGATACAGTCAAACAATGACGCTCATAGGACCCACTGTCCCAGCCCTTCTTAAAGAGCCCACGGACAGTCTTCCTGACAAACGCCATATAACCTCGGGGAAGTACTCTTGGGGAGCGACTTAGTCGCGATGCAAGGTCCTTCAACATAGAACTTTCCATGCACTTACACGAGTCAGGAAGAATCTTCTTTATCGACTGCCAAGCGAACCGCTCCTCCTCAACAGAGGAAGGACAGTTCGAAAGAAGATTTTTCACTCGCCGAATAAGGTCAGTGCATGAGGCAGCCTCATCCAAGATCCGAAGATCAAGGATAGGCACCTCAAAGTCAAAGATCCTCGCCCAAGCGCCAATTGCCCGCTTGACCACTCGCGTGGTACGGGCCATTGATACGCGGCAGCGCCGCGGGGGTCGTCCAGAAGGACACTTCAAGCTCATCGGCTAGCAACTGAGATCTGTGAAGAAACTCAGTCTAGTAAGACAAGTTCAAAGACGTCGAACAGTCTCCTATTCGTAGGATATTGTTCTG